GCCGGTAAGACTAGGGTCTTCGCTATTGGAGATTACTGGAGTCAACTATCATTGAAGCCTATACAAATTTCTTTGTATAGGACACTACAATCAATAAGTACAGATTCTACAAAAGACCAGGATCTTGGATTCTCATCCTTGATCAAGGAAAGTTGTGGGCACCCTACTTATTGTTTTGATTTATCATCAGCTTCTGACAGAATTCCTGCAAAAATGCAGAAAATTAGGTTAGAACTGATGTCTAATCGACATGTAGCCGATAGTTGGTTTTCAGTAATGACGAAACGGGACTTTTATGTTAAAGCCTTAGGGTTTAGCGTGAGATGGAAGGTAGGACAACCGTTAGGTTTACTATCTTCGTTCCCAAGCTTTGCTCTATGGCACCATGACATAGTTCAATTTGCGGCAAACTGGGAGAATTTCCATAGAGGTAAACCTCTTAGGTTCTTCAAACAGTACCGTATTTTGGGCGATGACATTGTGATATTTAACACTAAAGTGGCACGACGCTACCAATGGTTACTTGATAAGATTGGTCTTGAGATCAATCCTAAAAAGTCAGTCATTGGTGATTCAGTGAATTCCCAAATAGAGTTCGCCAAAAGGCTTTCTCTAAGAGGAAAAGAAATGAGTTCAATCAAACACAATATACTCTCTAAAAATGATATACTAAGTATACTAGATTTAGTGGAGTTATTGGGTAAGAGAGATTTCATTTCAACCGATACAGGCCATCACGGTTTGTCTCGGATCCTGAAATCAGAGGATCTTCAACGCCTTCAATATATATTGTGGCTAAGACTGTCTTCAGAGCCCACATTGAATTGTGGTAACTCTGACCTGACTGTCACCCGTGACGATATCCTACAAAGGATTACCGTAAAACGGACCGCGAATATAATAGAGAAGGCTATGCAGATAAGACCACTAGATATGGAAACTGAGTTCCCAAATCTTGTAAGTGGTTTCTCTAGCATAGGCGTGTCTTGTGATGAAAAGACCTTGGCAGATAGGAGTATTGGTGACCTTTCCGGGTCCCACCCTACTGTGCTGGCACTAACTCAGACATCACGTGAATTACAATTTCTTATGTTCACAGTATTGGATGATTTAGAACCAGATACTGTCTCTCCGGTTGAATACTTACCAGTAGTTTCAAGCCAAAGTTACTATAACAGTAGGGGTACTGTTAATAGATACTTTAGCGAGATAATACTAGAGTGCTTCCAAGAGGCTCTGGATGAACAAAACCATTCGGGTGCGTAGACACGTAAACTTAGGGTTTACACCGGGAAAATAATAGGTGTAATAGTAATTACTGAGCTAATACTAG